CTGCCGTATCACTTGCTAAAATGTTAGGAGTGACAAGACAAACGATTCACTCTTACGAAAGTGGAAAAATAAAAATTAAAAAACAAGTAGAAAAATTATTTGGAATTCTTGTTCCTAATGAAAATAATCACAATACAGAGCATACAAAAGCAGTAAATGCTGTTTTATTAGCTCTTGGATTAAGAGATGATTTGAAAGTAATAAAAAGAGATGTTGGTTGCGCAAGAGCAATTAACAACCCGAAGCAAATAATAAAATTCGGTAGAAAAGGAGAAGCCGACATTGAAGTAGTCTTAGCCCCAAGAGGAAGAGTTCTTTATCTTGAAGTAAAAACTGGAAGCGGAACACAAAACGTGGATCAAATAAATTTTAGCAACTACATGAAAAAAGTTGGCGCACAATATCATGTGATTCATACAGTTGAAGAGGCTTTGGAAATCGTAAAAAATGCAGAAAGGTAATTTTTTTTTTCGAAATGAAAATATCTTTTTACTTTTTACTATATATAGTCATATATGAAAGAAAAAAGAATCAAATTGTTTCGATTATTTTGCGGAAAATTTCCAACTAATAAAATGGCAGTTTTATTTATCCAGTCTGTCTTACATGTAAACGCTGGAACTGTCATGCTTTGGAGGTCTAAAAAATCAATGAGACCTATACCTGAAAAAAAATTTAATCTTTTAAAGGAAGCTTTTTATGCTAGAAAAAAAAAGCATTAAAGCCGAATTTTCATCTAACATTTTAGATATAATTCCAGACTTTTTAAAATCATTGAACCGATGGCTTCTTTGGGAAGCAATAAAAGATGATAGATTTCCTGAAAAAAAACCTAAAAAAATTCCTTTATATGTAAATGGAAAGCAGAGATCAGGAGTGCTTGGAGGAGAAGAAGACTTAAGCTGCTTAACTTCTTTAACAGAGGCTGTTGAAGAGGCGAAAATAAGACAATGTGGAATTGGCTTCGCCTTTATTGACGGAGATAACATTACTGGAATAGATCTTGACAACTGCATAGATCTCGAAACTGGTGAGTTTTCTGAGCTTTCTTTAAAAATTTGTTCAGCCGCAAATTCTTACACAGAAATTTCACCGAGCTGGAAAGGACTTCACATCATCGTGAAGGGAAAATGTGATTCAATCAAATGCTCTGAAATAGAAATGTATTCGCAAGGGAGATATTTTTGTTTTACTGGAAATCGATTAGATGAATATTCTTCTGATGTAAACGAAGTTTCTGTTGAATTTTTAAAAAAACTTTCGAATACGGCAAAAAAAAAGAGAGATGAAGAAAGAATAAGTAAAACAATTGAAAAAGAATGGAAGCCTATAAATAAAAATTTTAGCGATAATGATCAACAAGATATTGATCTTATATGCGAAGCATTAAATGTGCTTAACGCTGATATTTATGATGACTGGGTTACAACTGGAATGGCTCTGAAGGCAAGATTTGGAGATGCTGGATACGATATTTGGTATCGATGGTCTAGCACATCTTTGAAATTTAAAGCAAGCGAAATGACAAGAAAATGGATTTCGTTCAAAAGAACCAATGGTATTGGCATTGGTTCTATTTTTAAAAGAGCTGAAGACGCTGGATGGAAAAGACAAAAACAAAAACAAAAAAATATTTCAAAAGAAACGTGTAACACAACATTACATATTGAAGGCGAAACTAAAAATATAATTCTTAGTGAATGGCCTGATCCAATTGATATCCTTAGCGACGTTAGGCCACCAAGTGTTAAGCTTGAATTGATTCCCAGCGTCATTGCTGATTTTATTTCAGACCAAGCGGAAATGATTGGATGCGATCCATGCGTTATGGTTGGCGCATGTTTAGTGGCTTGTGCAGGAGCACTTTCAGACAACGTAAAAATCTCACCGAAGAGATTTCATAACGGATGGCTTGAACGGGCTTGCCTTTGGGGTGCCTTTGTCGGGCTTCCATCAGAAAAAAAAACGCCTGCGATGAACGCGGCTTTTCGTCCTCTTCGAGAAATTGAAAAAGGGCTGGCAGAAAAAAGAAAAATTGAAACCGAGCGTTACAATGATGAGCTAGAAGCATACAGAAGAAGAGGAAAAGATTCTTCACTTGAAAAACCTGTGCCACCAGAGCGAACGCAATTCGTTGTAGGAGCCGCAACAATTGAATCACTACAACAAATTATTGCTGAAAACAAACGCGGTGTTACGGCGGTGTATGATGAACTTTCAGGATGGTTTGGTGCGATGGATGCGTATAATAAATCGGGTTCGTCTAAAGACAGGCCTGCATGGCTTGAGCTATACAACGGAGGAGCTAAAAGTTTTAATACAGTGTCAAGAGGAGAAATATGGGTTTCAAACTGGTCGGCGTCTATTTTTGGAAATATTCATCCTGATGCAATAAAAAAAATTTCTTCTTCGCTTCCCGAAGACGGGTTGTTACAAAGATTTTTTGTCTTATGCAATACAAAGTCATCTTCGGTTGGCGTTGATAGGCCACCAAAAGAAGAAGTGAAAAAAAAATATTCAGAATTTATTCATTGGTTGCTAAAAGTTGACGGTGATGAATATTCATTCATTGAACTTTCAGACGAAGCAATGGCCGTCAAAGAATCATTGTATGAATGGGCTAGAGGAATGCTAAGAGCTGAATTTATAAAAGGAGGAATAGCCTCTCACGTAGGAAAATACGAGGGGCTATTTGCTAGACTATTAATCATATGGCATTGCGCTGATTCTTTTGAAAAAAGAAAATGGACTAATGTTGTGTGTAAAGAAGTTGCCGAAAAATGCGCAACATTTTTAAAAGAGTTTTTATTTCCTCACGCTGTGTTTTTTTATGCACGAATTCTAAACGGAGAGGCTTCTGATCACTTAATAAAAAGAATCGCAAGAACATTACTTACAGTTTCAGAAAGTAGCATAAACAACAGGGGAATGGCTAGAAAATGCAGAGAGTGGCAGAAAATGACGGAGGCGCAAAAAGCAGACACTATGCAAGCACTAGACACGCTTGGCTGGGTGTCTGCTGGAGAAATTCCACTTGGAAAAAAGATACCAAGAGAGTGGAGAGTTAATCCAATAATTAAAGAAAAATTTTCTGATTTAGTCAAAAAAGAAACAGAAAGAATTCAAGAATCAAAAAAAATATTGCATCGAATTTTTCCTGAAGAAAAGCATTTAATGGATTTCGTGAGAGAAATCCCCTAGATCTTTAGTCTAGGGGATGAATCGAACAAATATCAACCCTGAGATTCTATATATTTCTTGATAGTATCTGTACTGGCATCACCAGTAGAACAAACAAAATAACCATCAGACCAAAATGTATGCTCTACCCAAAAATGTTTCTTGAGTTGTGGTTCATACATCTTCCATAATTGGGTTGTTGATATCTGCTTGAGCCTACGAACTATAGACACAATGGCTAATGTAGGTGGAAACTGAATCATCATATGAATGTGATCTTTGTCCACCTCCATACTGACAATATCGAAATCATATCTATCGGAGATGTCCATGAATATCGACTTCACTACATCACCATAGGTGACAAGCAACCGCTTCCTGTACTTGACACAAAAGATCAAATGGACATGAAGTAGATGCTTAGAATGACTATCATGAAAATATTTTGATTTTTTCTGCATAATAATCAAAAATATAGTCTATATTGTATAGTAGAGATGAAAAAGACATACGAATACAGAATATACCCAACGGATGAACAGAAGTCGCTTTTAGCGAAGCACTTTGGTCATTGTCGTTGGATGTACAATTATGCTCTTTCTCGTAAGATTTCACATTACAAACAGACAAGTAACACACTATCTAGGTACGATATACAAGCCGAGATTCCTGTGTTGAAAAAACAAGAAACAACTGAGTGGCTAAAGGAAGTGAACTCACAGTCATTACAGGCTGTACTTATCCATCTTGATACTGCGTATAATAAGTTCTTCACTAAGTCTGGTGGTTTCCCTAAGTTCAAAAATCGTAAATCGAAGCAGTCCTTCGAGATACCTAAAAACCTTACAGTCGATTTTGATAAGAATATCATTGAGCTGCCTAAGTTCAAGGAACCAATAAAGACCGTATTTCATCGTAAGTTCATAGGTGAGATTCGTACATGTCATATCAAGCGTTCTAATGCTGGTCGTTACTTTGTAACCATTCTCGTAGAAGATGGTAAAGAATTACCAAGTAAACCAGAGATAACTAAGGCAACTGCTATTGGCATTGATGTTGGCATCAAGTCCTTTGCTGTAACTAGCGAAGGTGAAGAGATAGATAACCCAAGACATTTTGTTACCTGTCAACGTAGACTAGCTAGTGTGCAACGTTCATTTTCGAGAAAAATCAAATCGAAAAAGAAAGGTGATCCGCTATCTAAGAATGCTGAGAAACAGAAGGTGAAACTACAGTTGCTCCACGAGCATGTAGCCAACCAAAGAAAAGATTTCCTTCATAAAGTCACTACACGACTGATCCGTGAGAACCAAACGATCTGTATAGAAGACTTGAATGTAAAAGGAATGATGAAAAATCGTAAACTGAGTAAACACATCCAAGATGCTGGTTGGGGTATGTTCTTCCAATTCCTTCGCTACAAGAGCGATGGGTATGGAAGTAACATTATATCAATCGGTAGATTTGAACCTAGCTCGAAGACATGCTCTAAATGTGGTTATATCAAACACGATTTGACATTGAAAGATAGAGCATGGGTATGTCCTATTTGCGGTGAACGCCATGATAGGGATGTCAATGCTGCTATCAATATAAGAGATTTTTCGTTTGTAAATACTGGGTCAGATAGGAACACCCAGAAATCCAAGTCTGCAAAACATGGGATTGCGTTAGCAACCAGTGCAGAAAGAATGTCAGCGATGGCATTTGAAGCCCCTGAGTCTTTAGCTCAGGGGTAGTTCACATCAAACGCAAAATTCACAAAACAACATACAAGCTAACGTTCTACAAAAATGTAGAATCAGCGTTTTTACGTTGACAACGCTGACAATGCAGGCAAAGTGAGTACAATTTTGTCTACATTTTTGTAGACAATTTTGTAGACAATTTTGTCTACATTTTTGTATGAGAGTGAAAATACTAAAAATGTGTGATATCCATCACACCCTACAAAACGTTGACAGCCCGTTGACAACGTTGACGTTTTAGTTTCTTTATGTGAGCTAGCTAGTTTATGCGTGTTTTGTCAACGCTGTCAATTGGGGTGTCGCAGAGTGTCGAATTTTTGACTTTTTGCCTCCCAAATTTTGTTTTTGAAAAAAAGCGGCGATTGTTGCCAGAATTCGACACCTCGTTGACAAAATCCATTTTTGGGGGGGTGCCACTGCAAAATTTGTCAACAATGTCACTTGCGCGAGGGAAAGTAAAGATTCGATTAGCAAAATTTATTTTATTAAAAACGCCATTTTTAGACATTTCGGTAAACGCTTACCCCCCACTCCCGTTGACAACGTTGACAACGTTGACAAAATATAAAAACGTAAAGTCGCTTTACACTTTGTATGTAATATAAAGAAATATATATAGCCCCTCCACCTCACTGGATGAAAAAAAGTACTTTTGAAAAGTGATGAAAAACAAAAAACCGGATGCCAATTTTACACATAAAAGAAGTTTGCCTTGTAGGAGCGCGAATAAAGGCGGTTTCATGTTTACCCTATCAAGTGTATCACCTAATGTATTAAAGTGCCGCATTTGCAATCTCTGTGCAAATGGAGAGGGGTTAAGAAGTCTTGCACAGTTTACATTGAGGAATTATGAGTAAAGCAATTTTAAAAGGCGTGTTTGACGATGATTTTGACGATGATTTTGAAGCTTGCGAAATTTCGATTAAAAAAAAAGTCGAAGAGGTTACTGAAGAACTATCGCTTGAAGAACGAAAGCAGCAGGCGACCCTAAAAAAATTAGAAGCAAATGCTTCGGCGGCAGAAATCGAAGAAGAGCTTTTGAAAATATCTCTTTTAGAAAAGAAAAAAAAACTTGTCGATGCTGAAGAAATGGAAGATTTGTTATCTGAACAAATTGCTATAGTTAGAGATTCTTTGTTGTCGATACCAAATTCATTTCGAGTAACTTTTCAAGAAGCTCCTGTTTTGTATGTAGATTGGATTGATAATACAATAAAATCTGCATTAAGTTCTTTTACTTCTGATTCTAAAAAAAATACGTAAGCTTATGTTAAATGGATTTGCAAGCGCAAAAGATATCATTTTACGCACATCAAATATTTGGGTTCCACCTAAATTTACTGGGATGGATGTTACAGAGTACATAGAAACTAACTTAAAAGTTGCAACAGAAGATGACCCACCACTTATTGTTCCAATGAAGTTTAATCCTGTTCAAAAAAAATTAGAGAAGCTATTAGAAAAAATTGAATCTCCAAAGACTTCTGGAAAAAGAGTAATGATTTTAAAATCAAGAAGAATGGGTGTTACGACACTTTTACAAGCAGTTTCTTACGCAAAGATGAAAATACAGCCTGGATTCAAATGTGTTACTGTAGCACAAACAAAAGATGTTGTAGAAGAAATTTTTGAAATGGTAAAACTTTTTCATAAAGAAGATAAAAATTTTATACGCGCTTCTAAAAATTCTACTACAGAGCTTGCTTATGCGGCACTTAGAACTAAGTTTTCTGTGGCTACGGCAGGGGGAGTTGCGATAAAAAGAGGAGATACACTGCATCGTGTGCATGGATCTGAAGTAGCTTTTTGGGAACTAAATGACAAAGATTCAGAAAATCTAATCGCTTCTCTAGATAAAGCTGGAAATAAAGGAGAAATGTTTTTAGAAAGTACGGCAAATGGAACTGCGGGGATTTTTTATAATCTCTGGGTTGAGGCGGTTTCTGGCAAAAGCAGATGGAAGCCGCTGTTTCTAGGATGGCATTTAGATGTAAGAAACTCAATTATTTTAACAAATGATGAAGTAAATGAAATTATTGATACTATTGATGAAGATGAAATTTTTTTAGTAAAAAAATTTGGATGTAATGCAAATCAACTTGCTTGGAGAAGAGAGCAGGTTGGACATTCTGAAAAATCAAAAAGAATTTTTAAACAAGAATATCCTGCTTTTGCTGAAGAAGCATTTGTTTCGACAGGTCATGGATATTTTGATTCACAAATGCTTGAGTCAAAAATAAAAGAATGTTTAGAGCCAATTTATAAAAGTGAAGAGACTACTATTTGGAAAAGGCCAGAAGAAGGCCATACCTATATTGTTGCGGCAGACACTTCAGAAGGAAATGTTGATTCTGATCCAAGCCCAATTGTAATATTAGACTGGAATACAGGAGAACAAGTTTATATGAAAAATTGGTGTGTAAGACCGCAAAGACTTGGTAAAGAATGTGTTAAGCTTGCCAAAGAATATAATGGAGCAATAATTGCAATTGAAAATAATAACACAGGACATTCAGCAATTAATACTGTAATGAATCAAGAGCTATATCAAAATGTATATTTTCATGAAGACGACGTTAGGGATGAAAGTAAAAAAGAGCATTCTCCTGGATGGCGGACTGATAGAAAAACAAAACCAATTTTACTAGGAGATCTTGATGATGCTATAGAAAAAGGACACATGAAAGTAAACGACAAAGTTTTTATTGAGCAATGCAAAACATTTATTGATAAAAATGGATCGGCAAAAAGTTCAGGAACTAATGGGCATCATGGAGACTTAGTAATCGCTTGGGGTATTGCTTGGCAGGTTAGAAGCTCTAAGCAAGTAATTACAAAATCTATTTTCGTATAAGGCATAATTTTATGAAATTAATAAAGTCAATAGCTACGGCTGTAAAATCAATTTTTATTCCTTCTCAATGGTCTAAAGTTTATGTTGGTTCTGGATATGGAAATGGAAATGTTAATTTCCTTGATTCCATTTGGTTAAGCCAAGGAGTCGAAGACAAAGCGCAGACAGTCGCGTCATTACCAATAAAGTTTTTAAATGTAGAAGGACTTGAGCTAGGATTGATGACAAATGAGCAAAGAGCTTGGGCTTACGTACTAAATAATCCTGACAACGCATTACTTGGATGTCAACTTTGGGAATTAACTGTAATGTTGTATGACACTGATGGCATTGCATATTGGGTTTTATTTGATGATTATGGGAATCCAATTGCAAATCCGCTGCAAATCCCGTCTAGGATTTTGTGTTTTGGGAAAAGATCAATTAATCCAATTTTTGACACGACAGATGTAACGCGCGTGTTAGGTTGGATGTTAACGGATGGAGGTGTAACAAAAAGACTTAGGAACTTTCAAATAGTTCGTTTTTGGAAAACAAATACTTTAAGCTATAAATATGGTTTGTCTATGATGGATAAAATTGGATTAACTATGTCATTAGATAAATCAGCAAAAAAAACAAATTCAAATTATTTTAAAAATGGCGCAAGACCTAGTGGAATGTTGAAGCAAGTAGAGCGAATGAACGAGGATCAAGCTAAAGAATTTGCGTCGGACTTTAGAGATAAGTATTCAAGTCCTGAAAATTCTGGAAAAATTCCTTTAATACCGCGAGAATTTGATTTTAAAGAAGCCGATGGCATCAAAGACATGGATTTTGTTAATCTTCACAAATCAAATAGAGACGAGTTTTTTGCTACTACTAGAACGCCAAAACATCATTTAGGTGTTAATGATGATTTAAATTATGCAACAGCAGAGATTACAGAGAAAGTATATTACCTATCTGTAATTCAGCCAATGGTTACAGTGTTTGAACAAACAGTAAATAGCCGTTTACTCTTGGGTTCTGGAATGAAAATCTCATTTTCATTCGACAATATTCCATCAGTTCAAATTGATAGGCTTAGAGTTAAAGAGCAAGAAAATAAAAATACAAGAGAGCTAATGAGGATTGCTACGTATTTATGGAAGTTAGGTTATCCGCAAAATTGGATAAACGAATACTTAAATCTTGATCTTCCAATGATCACAGAGTCTTGGGCAAAGAATCCTCATGATCCAATTATCTCTGAGCAAAATGTTAGTCCACAGGTAGAAGATTCAACAAGTGAAAAAAAAATATTTTTTGATTTATCCCCTATTGCAAAGTGTATTAAAAAAAACAAATCGATAATAGACTTTGTAGAAGAAGGTAATGAAGATGAAATGGATCTTTTTTGCAGATCCGTTGAAAGCTCATCCATTGGTGAAGTTATTCCTAAATTTGAAAAAGCAATGAAGTCTTATTTTGACAGACTAGAAAAAAGCCAGATAAAAAAAATAGAAGCATTTGTTGAAGGCAGTTCTTATGAAAACAAATCTACTGGAGAAAGAGAAATAAAAAAAGAAAACGTAGAGAATGTTTTATTTTCTAGACAAAAGTGGGATGCGATTTTATTACAAGACACTCAATCTTTTTATGTATCAGCTTATCTAAGTTCTTTGTCTGTAGTAGAAAAAGAGCTTAACGGATTTGATGTTTTTTCTTTTACTGATAATCAAGTTGTTGAAACGGCTAAAGCATTACAAATAAACGTTGTTGGAATAAATGATAGGTTAAGAAATAATATTAGAACGTCTATTGTTAATTCTCTTGAAAACGGAGGTTCTCTTGGAGATCTTGTAAACGCTGTAAGATCACAATTTAAAGCTTCTCAAGCTAGAGTTACTACAATAGCAAGAACTGAATGCGGAATTGCTATGAACGGTGCTCGTTTTGATGCGATTAGTGAAGAGGTTGAAAAAAAGTTATGGGTCTCATCAAAAGATTCTTTTGTTAGGGCTTCTCATAAAGATTATTCAAAACTTGGATCACAGCCGATGAATTATGAGTATTCAGACGGCTTGCGTTATCCGCAAGATTCAGAATGCGGAGACGCTGAAGAAGTGGTAAATTGTCGCTGTACGCTAGTTGCAGGAAGAGGAGGTAAAAAATGACAACACCTCAATGGTGGGAAAAGGCAGATAGGTTTTTTGGAAAAGAAAAAATATATGATGATGGTGTTTTTTCTATTTACAAATACGGAAGTTTATGTGCAAAAAGATTGTCATATTTTGTTGGCGATTCGAAAACAAAACGAATTTTAAAACTTTCATTTTCTTGTATTGAAGATGCAAAAAAATGGATTCAAGGCAAACAAATTAATTTATCTTTTAATATTGAGGAATAAAAAAAATGAATAAAACTCTTGAAGAATTTTTATTAGAAAGAAATGGGCATAACGATTCATTTCACATTTTTGGCAAACTGATAAAATCAGTTTTATTAACTGATGAGGAGTTAGAAGATGTTAGCAAAACTCATGGAAGAAAGCTTATTAAAAGCAAAGAAGATGTTGATGAAGCTAATAATGATAAGCCTGTTTTTTATAAAGAAAGATTTTTAACATTTATCGCATCCGATGAAACCGTTGATTCTTATGGTGACATTTTAAGAGTTGATGGAGTTGATTTGTCGCGCTTTAAATCTGGAGCTTCGGCATTTATTAAGTCTCATGATATTTCTGATATTTCTGGAGCATCTGGAATCATTGTAAAGGCATGGAAAGGAAAAAATATTGAAGGATGTCCAGAAGGAAAAGCCGTGTTAGTTACTGTGTACTTTCCGACTGGTGAAGAAGACCCTGATTCGGATTACATTTTTAAAAAATATAAGGCTGGAACGCTTAGAGCCGTTTCCGTTGGATTGACTGTATTAGAATGGTACTCACCGTCTAGTAGCGATGAAAGAAAAAAGCTTGGTCTTGGAGCTCATGGAATTGAAGTAAAAAAGTGGCTTCCGTTTGAGCTTTCAGCAGTGACAGTAGGCGCAAATCCTAATGCGCTGATAAAAAGAAGTATTGAAAAAGATGTAATAAAAGATGTAATAAAAGATGTAATAGAAGAACTTAAAAAAGAACTTAACATTAAAACATTAAACAATTCAGAAAACAACAATAATTCTTTTGTTGATAAAGAATTAAAGCTACGTTGTTATATTGATACGTTAGATGTAAAAGTTAATTTATAACCAAAAAAAAAGGAAAAAAAATATGGAACCAGATGAATTAAAAAAAATTCTTGAAGATGCTTCTAAAAGCATTTCAACTCAAGCAAGTGAAATGGCTTCAAAGTCTGCTTCAGAAGCCGCGACAAATGCTGTAAAAGTTGTCAAAGACGAGTATCAAAAGTCTTTGGAAAAACAAGGTGTTGAGATAAAAAATCTTAGTGATAGTGTAGAAAAATTATCAAAGCACATTGAAGTGTCGTTTAAAGATATTGGCGCATCATCAAAGCAAATCGAAAAAGCTTTAGAGCCAAAATCAAAAGCCAAAATTTTTAGAGGAATTGTCACTAACAATTGGGGTGGAGCCGAACAGGAAAAAACGTTGATTGATGCTGTTCAGCAAAAGGCAATTGAAGCTGGCGATTTTGCTTCAGGTGGTGCTATTCTTCCGAATGAATTTTCTCAAGACATTGTACGCCTTGTCCGTAATGGTGAAGTTTTTCAACGTCTTGGATGCACCATGGTGTCTCCAACTCGTCAAATTTTTAACATCCCAAAAATTCTTAGCGGCTCCACCGCTTACATGGTCGGTGAAGGTAAAAATATTACTGAATCAGACATGAAGTTTGGGCTTGTGAATTTGACTCCTCGAAAAGCCGCCGCATTAGTTTATGCGTCACGTGAGATGTTGAATGCCGCTGATCCTGCAATCATTCCTATCATTGAGCAAGACATGGCAGAAGCTCTTGTTGAGCTTCAAATGCAGATGGCTCTTTATGGAAATGGTGGAGCAAATGAACCTGTTGGATTGTTCAATCAAGCAATTCCAAGCGCAAACCGTTTAGCCGATGGTGCTACTGGCGATTCTCCAACTCAAGCATTTTTCCGAAAGCTTCGGTCAAAAGTTGCGGAAAAATACAACGCTGAAAATATGAAGTTTTTAGTAAGCCGCAATACTTCGATGAAAGCCGCTTCTGTTCTTGAGACTGCCGTTGGTGATGCCGCAATTCTTTTAACAGATGACCAAAAAGCAGAACGCACCTATGGTATGCCATTTGTTAGTTCTGGATTGGTTCGAAGCAATAAAACAAAATCTTCTGGCACAAACTTGTCAGACGTGTTCTACGGAAACTTTGCACAAATGGTTGTCGCTCAGTGGTGGGGTGGAATGCGAATTGACGCTACAGATGTTGGTGGAGATGCTTGGAAACAAGATTTGTATGGTTTCCGTACAATTCTTCCATTTGACATCGGAGTTCGTGACATGAATCAATTTGCAATTGCTGAATTTGTTCAGACAATTAATAGTTAACGTAATTAGGATGGACTACATGTTTTATGTGTAGTTCATCCTTTTTTAACTTGGAGAAGTATGAAAAAACGTTTTCGTGTTTTGCCTTATTATTCGTATCATGAATTTTTTGAAGGAACAAATATCATTAAACGGTCTTTTTTGTCTGGTGAAGAGTTTGACGCTGAAGAAGATGAAATCAGTGAAGATCAACGCTTTCGCCTTGAAGAGTGTGAATCTTTAAAAAAAGAAAATGTTAAAAAAGAAAAAAATTCTAAAAAAGAAAAAGAACATGAACCAATTATTACAGAACAAGAATCAAAAAAAATCAATGAACGAAGATCTGCACAAGAGCTGCTTAGAGCAGGATCTTTTGCCGCAACAGAAGAAGATGAAAATTCCGAAGCAGAATCAATTTCCGATGACGAAACGTTTTAACGGTTGTATGTTATGATTTTGACTACTGCTGATCGATATTTTACTTTATTTCCAGAATCTTTTCAGTCTGCTTCAAAGCCTTCTGAAGTTGCTAAAATAAATATGAGAATCATTTCAATTTCAAGAAATGTTGAAACATATTTAGGACGTTCAATTTTAAAAATGCAAAGAACAGAATATTTTACGCCAGAGAAAGGGAGTGGAACAAAAAGCGTTAGGCTTCGTGCGTATCCTGTGGAATCTATTGATTTACTTACAATCTTTGAAGATGAAATGACAGATGATTATTTTAGAGTAAATAACTTATCTGGACAAGTAAGTTTTTCTTTTCCTGTTGAGCGGTTGGAATTGCATTACGAAAATGCAATTGTTGTTAAGTACACAGGTGGAATGGCTGAAGATACAGATGATTTTATAAATCAATTTCCAGATATTGAAATGGAAGTGTTAATGCAAGTAAATTTTGAAGTCAAACGTTCAGCAGATATCGCAATGAAATCAGTCGCAAACGGACAAACAACAAGCCAATTAACGCCGTATGGTTTTTTAGATTCGTTGATTGCTGTTTTAGACAGACATAAAAAATCTTATGAGTCGTAATAAAAAAAATAAATTTTCTGATCTAGAAAAAACTTTATACGAAATTCGGCAAAGAATAAGAAAATCTTTTGTCTCTGGCGTGTATCATATTCATGCTGGAATTGTAACAAAATTTTACACGGCTTCTTCAAATAGCCTTATCGGACTAAGAAGAAGAACTGGAAAAGCGGCGAAGTCTTGGAAGGTTAGTAAAAAAGAAGATAATAATTCTATTTCTTGTTCAGTTTATTCCGCTGGTGCTCCTTATGCTGGTGCGTTCATGAAAGGAATGTTTATTCGTCCAAAAAAAAAGAAATGGCTTGCTATTCCAGTTGGAGCCGCATTAACAAGCGCGGGTGCTCCTAGATATCCAAATGGACCACGAGAGGCTGAACAAAGTTTGTCTTTGCCTCCATCAAAGGGGGGAGGTTTTAGAAGAAGAAAAGCTGGTGCTAGAAGTCCAATTTCTTTTTATAAAAAAGACGAAAGAACGGCGTTTCTTTTTGCAAAAGATGGCGTAAAAGGAACTGGATTAACAAAAAATAAGCGTCTTCTTTTTGTGTTAAAAAAAGTCGTAAAAAGACAAGGAAAAACATCAACAATGTTTCCTTGGATTGATAATAAAATGACGGTGCTTACAAGCAGATTAACAAAAGCATCAGGCTCATCATTTAGTATTTAAAAGAGTTTATATGAAATTTACAATTGAACATGAAATTTTTGATTTAATATGCGAACGATTAAAGCAACATTTAGTTTGTGGTGCAATGATTGAAATTCCAGAAAGTAAACCTATTTCTCATTATTCAAAAATAGAGATTTCTGGAACGCAAAATATTCTTTATCCTAGGACTTTTGAAGTTTCAATCACTGGTGAAAATAAATGTACTATTTCAGAAAAAACATTATTTGCTGATTTAGGAACGTCTGCGCCTATTCCTTATTTTCAAGAGATTGATTACGTTGCGGAAACTCCTTTTGAAATTGATTCTACTGGAATTTATTTGTTAATAAAAAGTTCCGCAGAGATTGAAGATGAATGGCTTATTAGAATTGGCAATGCTTATTCTAGCGTTGTAGTTTATCCGCATCCATTTGATTATTCTGGCCTTCCCGCTCCTAGCCTTGGAGTATATGCCACTGGAAACTCAAGCTCTCCATTGGTGCTTGAAAAGCAAGAAAGTGTAATGGATCTTGACATTGTGTTGACATTGTCTAAAGAGCAAGTTGAAAATGGTGATCACTTAGAGATTCTAGGAGATATTAGAGATTGTATAAACCGCGATCAAAAGTTGTGGAATGGAACCTCTTGCCTTTCAGAAAATTTAATTTATATGAGTGATGTTTATTTAGAGCAAACTGATCGAGGAAATTCTATTTTTGTATGTAGCGCACAAATTACATATAGAAGTCAATTAAAAAATGCGAGGTTAAAATGAGTGAGTGTAATCCACTATTATCTAGAATAAAACAAGTTGGTGCTGCAATTGAAGCTTCTTGTGGTCAAGGTGCAACATTTACTGCTTCTGATTTTAAGTTAAGAATTTCTTCTGCAAGTGCAGAGCCTTCGATGTCTCCAATTGAAGATGATACTCTTAGCGCGTCTCTTTCTCCAAGAAAGCTTGCAATGGGAGAGAAAACAGTTGCCGTACAAATTACATCTAAACTTGTTGGTTCAGGAGTTGCAGGAACATTGCCTGAACATGACGTTTATTTGAGAGGTTGCGCAATGAAATCGCAAGTCATGAATCGTTCAGCAATTGGTGCTATTACTGGTGGTTCATTCATTCCAGGTGAAACTATTACTCAAGCAACAAGCGAAGCTACTGGCATAGTAATGCAAGCGGCGTATAATGGCGATTCGTATTTGTATTTTGTTGTATCATCAGGAACATTTAATGGAACCGATGTTATCACTGGAGGAACTAGCGAAGCAACCGCAACTCCTACAGCCGTGCCGACAGCGGCTGGATTTGCTTATCATCCAGTTACTAATGAGCAAGAATCAATAGCAATAAGAGCAGAAGAGGATGGAACTTTTGTTCTTTGCTATGGTGCCATGGGGTCGTTTTCAATTTCTAGCGATTCCTCTGGTCCAGCAACAATTGAATATACTTTTAACGGAAAGCTTCCTTCAAACGGCACTGGTGATGCGGCTTTAACGTCTGGCGTAACTAGATTTGATACCGCTTATCCAAATTTTGTAGATGCTCAACTAGTTTTAGATCGAGGTCTTGTAGATGAGTTTATGCCTGTTGTTCGTTCAATTGCGGTTGACATGCAGCAAGACGCAGTGGTAAGAAAAGACGCTAATGATTCTGCTGGATTAATTTCTGCGAAAGTGACAGGAAGAACTCCAGAAGTTACAGTGACAGCAGAAACAATGAAGGCCGCTAGCTTTGATGTTTTTTCAAAAATGTCAAATTCTGAGTCTGTATCAATCGGCTGGCGTTGGACTGCTCCAGATAATAAAGTTTGGATGTGGGGAATAAATGGTCAAATGACATCGGCTCCAAAAGGAGACTCTGATGGATTTATGACAAACGACCTTACATTTAGAATGAATGGTGCGTCAACGATTGGAAATGATGAGCTATGGATTGTTTTTTCAATTTAAATTAACTAAAAAAAGGAGTTCGATATGAAAAGAGATCTAAAATTATTTACTGCATTTGTTCCATTATCACGGGCATTAGCAGACACGCAATACAATGGAACTGCTACAGTAGCAAGTGCCGTTGGAATTGCAATGGGAAGTGCTAAGACAGCAAACGTATTGATTAGCCTCGGCGCAGTAGGAGCGACAAGTGTTACTTATTCGCTAATGGTTTCAAAGCTGTCAAGTCCTGCAACTGCAGATGATCTTCAAGCGGTTGCAGAAGCGACTATTGCGATTGCGTCTACTGACGCTAATACACAGAAGGTTGTATCCGTTCGTTTAGATCGCGCGGCTCTTAACGAAGCATTAAAATATGACAATCTTTACTTGTATGTAAAGCGAGTCCAAGTTGGTGCTGTTGCAACTCTTGATAACGTATCAATTGCATTAACTGATCATCAGGAAATTCCTGTATTAGTAAATGCTGGTTATGCGGCAAATGTTGAGGCATTAGGGTAAAAAAAAAATAGCGGTAGCTTTCTCCCCTCTATTTCCACTAAGAAGAAATTCTTAGTGGTTTTTTATTTATATTTTATATATAAAGATTTCAAAAAAAAAAGGAGAAAATATGATTCAATTAAATCCAAAAAAAATACAAGGCTTGTTCTTCCATTAGA